GCATAGGGGTAGCTTCTACCGATGCGTTGCGTATTTGGAGCGCTAATAATTTTGGGGAAGATCTAGTCTTTGGCCCTCGTGGTGGAGGGTTGTACTACTGGGATGCAACAGGAGGGATTAATACCAGAGGAGTGTTGGTAAGTTCGATTGGAGGTGTGGTGACACTTACCATTGCGGCCCCCTGCGTGATTACATTATCGGTAGTCCTTGCAGAAGGCACCGGGATAAAACTTGCTACGACAGGTGCACTACCCACAGGGCTTACAGCCGGTACAACCTATTACTTGCAAAATGTTGACGGAGTAACGGCAAACCTTTCTTCTACTATTGCAGGTTCACTCATTACAACAACAGGGACGCAATCAGGAGTGCATAGTATTTCAGAAATTGTAGATGTTCCTACCAAACAAAATTACATCCTTGTATCCGATACTTCCCGATTTGTACTGCTATTTGGTACCTCAGAATACGGTACAAGTAGTCTTGACCCAATGCTCGTGCGATGGAGTAACCAAGAGTCGGTAGTGGACTGGGTGCCTTCTTCTTTAAACCAAGCAGGTTCACTGCGTCTTTCTCACGGTTCAGAAATCATAACTGCCCTGCAAACACGCCAAGAAATTGTAGCTTTTACAGATTCTGCGCTCTACTCAATTCAATACGTAGGCCCACCCGTTGTATGGTCGTCCCAACTTCTTGGGGATAACACTTCTATCGTAGGACAAAATGCGGTAGGGATAGCTTCAGGGCGTATCTTCTGGATGGGGATAGATAAGTTTTATGTGTACGACGGGCGAGTGCAGACATTACGTTGTGATCTTCGTCGTCATATATTTTCAAACATTAACTTAATGCAAAACCAGCAAATTTTTGCGGGTACCAATGAGGGCTTTAGCGAAATCTGGTGGTTTTACTGCACGGCTGACTCCAACACAATTGATGCTTACGTAGTTTACAACTACCTTGAAGATATTTGGTACTACGGGACGCTTGCAAGAACCGCGTGGATTGATTCTGGATTAAGAGACTACCCTATTGCTGCTACTTATACACCAAATCTTGTATACCATGAAGTCGGGGTTGATGACAATCAGACAGCTACCCCTGCACCTATCGAAGCCTACATTGAATCCGCAGAGTTTGATATTGAAGACGGTGAAAAGTTTGGGTTTGTATGGCGCATGGTGCCGGATCTGACGTTCCAAGGATCGACTGCCAATACTCCGCAAGTCACGATGACGATGTACGGCATGAATGGTTCGGGGTCTGGGTTCAACACTGAGGCTTCCAAAGCAGTTGCGCGTACATCGACAGTTACCATTGAGCAGTTCACCAACATTGTGTACACTCGTATCCGTGGTCGGCAGATGATCATGAAGATCGCTTCTGATGGTTTAGGTATAACTTGGCAGCTTGGCGCACCCCGTATCGACATTAGACCGGATGGGCGTAGATGAGTTTTCTTGAAAATCCTGTACCGCCTAATCTACCCCTTGCGCCAGGAGAGTACGATTCACGGTATCAAGAGCAATTTAACAACATTTTACGGTTGTATTTTAACCGACTTGGTGGTAACCTTGGTTCGCTTTTGGGGCGTTCAGGAGGGCAGTACCTCCAACTCCCCTACGGGTCATTCTACGACACGACGGATCAGACAGCGGCGAGTACAACAACGGCTTACCCCATTACGTTGAATTCCACTTCGCTAAGCAATGGTGTAGCGGTCAGGAACAGTAGCCAGATTACCGTATCCCAGAATGGGATTTACAACGTGCAATTTAGTGTACAGCTATCGAATGACGACAACAACTCACAAGATATCGACATATGGTTTCGGGTCAACGGTACCGATGTAGCGAATTCAAACACACGCTTTGGCTTGGCGGCGCGCAAGGGACCGAGCGATCCTTTTCATACGGTAGGAACGGTGAACCTTCTCCTTGATCTTGTAGCAGATGACTATGTGCAACTAGTATGGAGAACTACGGATCTTGATGCGCGTATTGAAGCGTATGCTGCCGGGGCTTCTCCGACAAGGCCAGAAATACCTTCTGTTATCGTAACAGTAACTTTCGTATCGGGGGTAGCATAATGACTACTCAAATAAAAGATGCGGATGGCAAATCGTTTGACATTGACACTTTAAAAAAGCTGTACGTACAAATTGCGCCAAATATTGATCAAAAAAGAAGCTCGGGCAGTGTGTTTGGCACCAAGGTAACTGATAGTACCAACATCGGTTTCAATGCAAAAGAGGCAACAAAGTTTTTTGGGGATACTCCAACCGCTGCGCAAATGGTTGCTCTCGATATGGCGCGGGGGCTTGCTAACGCCGGGGTAACCGATGTGTCGCAGATAAAAAAAGGGCCAATAGAAGACTATTATCCTGGTTATGACGATGCCGGAAATCGAGCTACTTACACAAGAATTGGAAATGTAGGGCCAAGCGGTCAAGAAATAAATTTAGGGAACACGTATACAGGTAAAGGAGGTACATCTTACAGTGTAGAACTGGGTGACGACGGAAAGCCCAAGTTTTACACCACAGGTTTTGATACAAGTGACAAAGGCGAAATCCTCATGGCGGCGTCTTTGCTTGCGCCTTTTGCCTTGGGGCCGTTGGTTGGAGCAGCAGGAGCAGGTAGTGGTTTAGCTGGGGCACTTGCAGGTACAGGTCTTGGTACCACCGCAGCAAATGCTCTTGCATCAGGGCTTGTACATGGTACAGTTCAAGGCGGGCTCTCTTCCCTTGCAGGCGGGAAGTTTGGCAAGGGGTTTGCTTCGGGTTTTGTAGGTGGTGCGGCTCCTGTTGTAGCAGGGCCAGTAACCCAGACGTTAACCCAAGCAGGACTATCGCCTGAGCTTGCAAAAATTACTACAAGCGGTGGTATCGGGGGGTTATCCGCAGCAGCAGGTGGTAGGAACATAGGACAAGGAGTTTTGGGTTCCGCACTCAACACAGGCATCGGCATCGGCATCGGTATGGATAAAGCAGGGATAACCAAACTCCCCGCTCCCGTGCGGGGGGTAGTCACCGAAGGGATTAGTTCAGCTATTCGAGGCAAGCCATTTGATCTGGCATCCGCAGCACAGAACGCTGCGCTTAACTACGGATTGAACCAAACAATAGGCCCACAAGGTATGAAAGCTGTAAATACGTTTTTATCATACAAAAACATGGTTGACAGCCTTGATCGCGTAAAGGCAAGCCCTTCCAATGCTATAACTGCATTTAATGCATATAAAGCGCAAAGACGGTAGGAGATTGAGATGAATGATGAATATTTAGACACAGATATATTTGGAGATACTCCCTTCTACTCGGGAATTTTAGCAAATAAAGATCTTTATTCCCAAGCCGAAATATCCGCACTTACTAAGGACCCTGCGTTTGCTGATTTTAAACTAGCCAATCCACAAGACGCTGCGATATTAGAAAGTTTTGCGGACAATCTTGTAGCAGACGAAAATCAATCACAAGCAGAAGTTGATCGTCTACGACGTCAAGCGGATTTGACCGCTTCGCAGCAGAATGCCATTGCAAACATCGGACCTCAAGGTGACACAGGCGTTCAAAGTCAATCTGCTGATGCAACAGGTATAAAAGGTCTTTTAGATAAAGCTGGAACATTTATTAAAGACCTCACCGGAATAAGTGGGAGTGATGCAGCCAAATACGCAGCCATGCTTGCACTAGCAAAACTAGCTTACGATGATGCCAAAGCTGCGCGTGAAGAGGCAAAGGGCGCAAAACTTGATGTAGCGGGGGTAAGAGCGGTACGAGGCGCAGACGGAGGGGTCTCTTTCCGGTCCGCTGCACAAGGCGGGTTGATGTCGATGGCGGACGACGTAGATGTGTTTACGACTGCGCAACGCGTCATGACGGACCCAGAATATCAGAGAAAGTTTGAAGGATACCTTATGGAGTATCTGGGACAGGAGCAAGGGTACGCCGAAGGCGGTGTTGCGCGTTACTTTGCAGGTGGAACCGATGGTATGGCAGATGAAATCCCTGCAAATATCGAGAACCAAAGACCTGCTGCGTTGTCCGATGGCGAGTTTGTGATCCCTGCCGACGTGGTCAGCCACTTAGGTAATGGTAATTCCACAGCAGGTGCGAAACGTCTTTATGAAATGATGGATCGGATTCGACACGCCCGCACAGGCACGACAAAGCAGGGCATAGAGATTGACCCAAATAAGTTTATGCTGGAGTAAATTATGAGTACAGATGCTTCTTTTAAAACAGCGGTACAAGGTATACTTGATAAAGCCCAGCCCGGTGATCCGGGGGGTGCTGCTGCTACGGCTATTAACTATTTAATTGGTAGTACATACG